TGTCGAGCCAGGGCTTGGCGTCGTCTTTGTCCTTGAACTTGTAAGAGGTGAAATCCTCTTTCGTCATTGCATCGGGAGACGATTCAACCATGCGCGGGCCTCCCTAGTGCACCTCCGGAACGTCAAGGACAAACCCGGTATTCTGTTGCGGAATCGCCACGTCGGCGAGCAGCCGAGGTGCGCTGCGCCAGGCCAGCGACATGTATCGGAAGGCGTCGGCAGGGTGACTCGCCCAATCGTGGACCTCGGTCGGCTTGAAGGTCTTTTTCTGGTCGTCCCACTCACGCCGGTACTGCTCGAGCGCAGCCAGTCCGAGATCCTCGCAGCGCGGATGAAACACGCAGCGCGGCAACGTCTTGCGGGCCGCGTTGATGCCGTTCACTTTTGAAACGCTGGGCACCAGTTCGGGGCGCAGGCCCAGCTTGACCATTTGGTCAATCGTCGTCTTTGCGCCCTCGACAAACTTGCGCTGCGCCGCGTCGTGCGGAACGTAATCCACGCCGTCGATCCAGCCATGCTCCTCGCGGCGCTTCCTGATCTCCTCGGCAAAATGCTCAGGCCCTGCACTGTTCGCCGCATAGCAGTCGAGAACCAGTATCTGCAGGCCGACGACCTGGTACCACCAAATCGCCGTATCGTCCTTGACACCAATGTCCCAGGCGCGGTGCACCGGGAAGCCTGGCAGCGCCTGGGCCTCCTCGGTAACGCGGCCCTCGTTGCGCACGTCCTGCATTTCTTCGGCATAGAATGCACCAATGATCGCCGCGTTGAAGTTGCAGTGATACTCCTGCTGCACCAGGGATTTCGCGATCGCCAGCGAGCCATAAAGATCGGTGTATTCGTCCTCGGCTTCCTGCAGCTGTTCCCTGGTCAGAGCCTTGGTGTGGGCAATGTTGCTCAGTTCTGAAAACCAGCGCTCGGACTTGAGTCCGCGCTGGTACATGGCCCGGGCATGGTTGCGACCGCGCGGCGTCGTGATGAACGCGGCCCAGCCGCCATTCTCCTCGAGCATCGGTCGCATGTAGGCCCAAGCCGACGGGTTGGCCAAAGCCCACTCTGAAAACGTAATGCCGGCAATGCCGCCGCCGACCAGGCTGTTGTACCGGTCCGACCCGATGACCTGCCACGTCGCGCCGTTTTTCAGCGTGATCATCATTTCCTGGTCGTTGATCTTGCCGATCAGCTCGGCCGGGAAAGCCTCAAAGATCCGGCGCCTGCCGGTGTGCGCGTTGACCGCCTGCCAGATGCCCTTGCGCGCCATGGCGTACTCAGGAAAGCAGTGCCAGTAGTTGGCCGGCCGCTCCATCATCTTGATCACCGAGCCGTGCAGGCAGATCTCGTCCTTGCCCCAGCGCCGGTGCGCGATCTCTATGAGCCGGTCCTTGCCCTCTTTCTGCCAGGCATCCCAGAACGGCTGCTGGTACCAGCGCGGGCGCCAGCCGCCATGCGGCAGGTGCACCTTGGCCATTTACTTGTTGATGATGACCTGGATCGGGCCGTCAGTGCTGAGGTCGACCTTGGGGCCGTATTTCTTCGGTGCGAGCTTTTCGGCCCTATACTTGCGAACCTCGATACGCATCGCAGACCGGCGCAGCGCGTCGCCGTTCTCCTGCCAGCCGACGACATTGCCTTCCTTGTCCTTCTTCGCCATCCAGTCATTCGTGCCGTCATCAGCAATTTCTAGGATCTCATCGAAATGCGTGTCGGCCTGGATTTCGCGCGCCCGCGTGTATTGCTCCGAAAACCGCTCATTCTCAGCCAGCCACTTGTACACTGTCGACTGTGCCGGCATTTTCGTGTCGGCGACGACCTGGCGCATGCTTTCGCCAGCCATCAGCCGCCGGCAGATCACATTCGCCAATGCCTGCGTGAATTTACTTGGTCTTGCCATGTCATGAATCCTTCGCGGTTTGAGCGCTGAAGTCTTTCTGCGTTGGCCCTTTTACGGATTGTCGCTGGAAGTCTGGTTGATGAAAGGGATCAGGCCTTCGGCTTTGACTTGCCCGGCTCGAATGTCTTGAACCGGCGGGCCCACTTCACGGCGGCAAAATAAGCGCCCGCCGCAACGACGTAGGCCACGAACGGCACAAGCTCGACCGGAATGATATCGAACCCCGGAAACAGGAACGTATCGACAGCCACGACAGCCGAGCCGCCGATCGCGCCATAATCCACGGCCCGCTCGGCCCATTTTGTCTGCTCTGGTGTCATGTGCTCGTCTCCTCGGTAACAACACTGGAAAGCAGGCGCGTGGAAACGCACGTCCCGGCGTGGGGGATGGGGATGGCACCGGACCGCGACGCGCCTGCTTACCTGTAGTGTCAGAAAAAGGCGCCGCTGCGGAATTCAAGTCAAAGAGGCCCGCAACGGCGCCAGGGGAATGCCAACGGCCCGGAGGAACCGAAGGTGGCACGCCCGGCGGATGGGTGTACGCCGGGAATTCAGAATGAGTTTTCCTAATGGTGGCCCGACCTCGCGATTGCGGTCAGTCTGCCCCGTTCCACTACTCCCCGGCTCCGACACATGCCTGCCTGGGGATCGAGTAGCTTCAACGACCGTTATGTTGCAGCACGCTACAGTTCGTCAAGCCCTCGCGTATCAGGCGATTTTCACGGCCGACTCAACCGGCACCGTGAAATCGAACATGCTGTCGTCGAAATCGACCCGCGCCTGGTCACCGAAAACCCCGACAACGACTCCCTTCTTGCCCGTGAACGGATAGGTCAGGACACCGATCCGGTCGCCGACCTTGAGTCGCTGCTTGCCCGCACGCGCCGCGCGCTGGATATTGTCGACATCGGTATCGAACATCAGCTCGCCCGGTGGATTCCTGAGCCATTCCACACCCTTCGCTGAAAGGCGCGGGGCAACATCAGACCCGCATGGCAGGCGCATGCGCCGGATCCCGAGGTCAAGACCTGCGATCGTGCTGACGTCTTCGTCGCCGCGCACCTCGACAAAGACGTGCTCCCATAACGCTGGAACGGGCCGGTGAAGGTCAGGGCGCCGCGACTTGACCGTGTGGTGCGATCGCAGCGAACGCGCGAAACAGAACAACCAGACCACGTCGAGGCCTGCCTTTCGCAGCTCGCTGACCGCTTCGCGCTGGTGTCGCCGCGCGATCGTGTAAATGTACCAGCCTGGCACGATCATGTGGTCGGGTCCTCGTCGTCGCGCGTGACTTGCGGGGGCGTGGCAAGGTCCCATGCGATCGTGCGTCGATACGTCTCGTAGAACGGGTTACCGTGACGTGCTGCGCGCAGCTGCTGCGCTGAATTGCCGACGACCTGCGCATCATCACTGTATGCCCGCAGTGCGCTATGCCCCATTTGGAAAAGCCGTTCCCGGTACTCGTGATCAAGGCGTCGCAACAAATCGCTGTGCTGCACCTCATTGCGCACCGGCACGGTCACACGCAAGGCAAGCTGTTCTGCGGCCCGCATGTGGGACTGAACCGGCTGGGCATTGTGAAGGGCCTTGTGCTGGTTGATCTCCGTGCGATCATAAGCGCCTTTGACAAACTCGACCGTGCTCTGTCCGTGATGACTTTCGAGGTGATAGTACCGCCTTTCGCCTGCGTGCATCTTCGCCGCAAACCCGCTGCCGCCTACACAGTGCTGCATGCGCGCGCCTTCCACGATCAAAGCGCCGCCGCTGGTCAGCGCCGTGCAGATAACGCCATCGATCTCGATCTCCTGCGGATCCTTGCCAATATCGACCCGGACCTGATGCATGGGCCTGTTTGCCTCTTTCAGCGCGCGCTCGGTCCGCATCGACCCAGCCCACCGGTCATGCTCCTCGCGGATCCGCTTGGGCGACCAGTCAAACCGCTGCCCGTGATGCTGAAAATAGTCGATGATCTGCCCCATGTCCGTGCCGAGGTCGATCTCGTCGCGGTGCCGGATAGCCCAGGTCAGCGCCTCGCATGAAGTGCCATCCAGCCTCCCCATGACGGCGCGAATCGCCGATTGGCTTTGACGCCAATCCTGCATTGCCACCGCGATCACGCGCGGATCGAGCGGCAAGGTCGCATGAAACACCTCGAACAACGTGTTCATGACCTCGGAGGGGCCGAGCCTGCGAAACACATACGGCACGCCAAGCGCCGCCATGGCTGCCTTGAGCCGGAACCCGCCAGCCGCGCAGCGCCTGAAAACCGCATCGATCGGCGCGACAGGCGGCAGCAGGGCGAGCGCAGGCGCCGCTGCGATCCAGTCATTGATCGCCGGATGCATCGCGGCCCATCGCGCGGCATTGGTCCGCCGCCATCCCGTCAGCCCGTCGGTTGCTTCACGTCGCTTTTTCATCATCGCCTGGTGCTCCTCTGCCATGCTCAGTCGTTCGCAATCAGCCTCAGTCGGGGCTGGTCCTCGACCCGGATCTCGTAACCGTGTTTTTCTGCCTCCTGGCAGATCGCCCTGAAGGCCTCTGCCGCAACGCCGTGCGGTCCGGCGATGAAAGTGCGTCCCTCGAGGGCCAGTACGGACTCACGCAGGCGGTCAACGTCACGCAGGCTGACTGCCGGCCGCAGTGTCGCCTCCCGGGCAATGGCGCGAAACACCGCGACGGCATCGGCCGACAGGGTCGAAAGGACTTTTTGCTTTTCTGGTCCGGTCGGGATTGGGTCCTCTGCTACGTAAGTAGCAGGACCCAATCCTTTGGATTGGGTTACTTCAGCATTTGCTTGAGCTGCGCGCTGTTTTTGCTGCGTTTTTCGGCCACCCTTTGAACCATTCTGTTGCAATTTTGTTACCTTTTTGTCATAGGCAGCAAGCAGGGCGTCGATCTTCTTGTGCCTGACAATGTCGTCCGAAACGAGAAATTTTCGTCGCAGGACTGGCCAGGCAACCTCGAACTGCCGAGGCGTCAGACGCGCCATGTTGGCAAGCGCCTCGGCATTGTTTGCCACCTCCCCGCCCTGGTCAAATATGCACCAGCACAGGTCCAGGTAAGCGCCGCGCCACTTCGACGGAATCTCATAGGTTCCGCCGCGCCAGTCATCTCCGTAAAACAGCATTGCCTTCGGCTTCCTAACCACGCGTGCTCACCCGGCGTCTCGGCTTCTTCTGCTCAAGGCAGCGCAGCTCGAACAGCGACTTGCCGCCAGCGCCTGCAACGAGCTGCAGATCGTTCGCGCGCAGCATTTTTCCAAGCGACGCGTTGAACCGATTGACCCAGCGCATGTTCGGCAAGTACAGGTGCCCGGCCTTGCTGTCAGTGATCGACAGGCAGAGCTTGTGCACCTCCTCGATCGACTCGTCGCCGACGCCTGCCAGCAGCCGGTCAAGCCGGTTGGCCGACTCCGGATCGAGCGGGATGCACTGGCCGCTCAGCAGTTCAACATCATGGGTACCGCAGGTCATGTCCGACCCTCCAAAGTCCACCCGCGCACGCGGATTGCCGTCAGCCATTCGTCGCCTCCTCAAACTTGCCAGCCTCGTTGCCCCAGGCATCCCAGCCCGGGCGGTGCTGGCGTGAAAACAGTTCTACCCGCCGCACGCTGGGCATGAGCGCCTCGGCCGCTGCAAACGCCTCGTCGGGCTTGCGGGAATGTTCGCGCCGAGGGCCCTCGATCACCGATCGGGTCGCGCGCGTTGTTTTTGGCTTGCCGCGCGTGCCGAGCAGGAACGGCTCGCTCGCGCAGCGCAGCAGGTAGCCCGTGCCAAATGCCAGCTTTCCGGAGGCGCCGCGCTTCACCCAGACGCCGCTCGTCTTGTACTGGAAGCCCCATGCCGCCATCACGTGCAGCGCCTGGGGCACCATCGGGTGTGTCGCCCAGAGCCAGAGCAGGCTGTCACGCGCCGCGAGTTGCTCGACAGGCAGCGCCGCGATGCGGTCCAGCGTCATGCAGTCGTAATGCGCCGCTGGCGCTCTGTGCTTTCCCTGCTCTGACCACGCCGCAAAGGACCAGGGCGGATCCGCCATGATCATCCCGTACCCGCCGGCCGGCCGGTCCTGGCTGAATGCAGCCAGCGTCAAAATGTGCCTCCCGCCATCCCGGCCAATGCCAGCACGGCCATGTAGGCCGTCAGGATCGCGGCAATCGCCGCGAGATCCGCAATACGTGTGTCGTCCCCAGCCATTCGCACTACCGGGCTCCCATGATGATCGTGCCGATCGCAAGGACGACCAGGACACAGCAGGTATTGAACAGGGCCGCGCAGGCAATTGCCTTGCGTGACGGCCGCCATGTCACCCGGCGCATACATGCCTCCGTGACCATTCCGGGCCAGCTAACGTTATGGGCGGCGGTGTGCGCTGGGCCGGGGCCTGCAACAACAGGTCCTTGCCCGACAGGCCCCGGCTTTTCTGGAACCGCTTGCGCGCGCCGATCATCATCGTGATCGACTGCACCGACAACCGGCCTTCAAGGTCCGGCCACCGTTCCAGGACTTCAGGGTGAATGTCCCGGCAGCGCCGGCCCTTGGTGTACTCCCCGAAAACGTACTGCTGTACCTCGGAACTATACTTGCTTCGGTTCTTCACTTTCCATGTCTCCCAGCTCTTTTCGCAGGTCCTTCACCGTTTTGAGGCTGACCCGCGTATCCCGGCTCACCGCACTGTCGGTAAGCCCCTCATCGATCAGCCGGCATGCGCGCAGCAGCCGACTGTCAAATGCCTTGCTATCGCCCTCGAACCCGATGCGCCGCGCCGTCGTCGCAACCGAACCGGGCGGAATTTCCAGGAGCTGGGCGACCTCGCGAAACGTCTTGCCCTGGACAAGCAGCGCCTCAATCTGAGCGTCTCGTCTGGCCCGGTCCGCCGCATTCATTTTCCCGCCCCATCGCAACTTGCTATGGACACACCAGAGTATTTGCGGCCTGTTGAAACAAAGAATTTTGAAACAGGGGGGAATAGATCATGCTCGAACTGCTCGAACTCGTTCCGCGCGTCTCCATTCATTGCGATTTTGTGGTCGTCGAAAAGCTCATCATTGATGAGTTCGGAAACACGAAACGCGCGAGCCGCACGGCCATGACACGCGCACTTGCATTTGAGCTGATGCTGGCCCTCGCCGAGGCGCTCGACCAGTCCTGTGCCAGGTGTGACAATGTTGTTTCGATACGAACTCATCCTGCAAGCTCCGGCGAACGCGGATCAGAATCGTCATAGACGGTGACGGCCTGCAGGAGGTCGAGCGCATCGACGCCGGACGCCGCCGCAACGTGCAGTATCCATCCCGGCGCGATCTGCCCGCGCCGGATCCAGTCGCGTACCTGGTGTTCCTTGCACCCGTGGCCGATACGCCAGGCGCGCTTGGCGTGCGACGTGCCAAGTTTCTTCAGGACGTCGGCGTGTACCATGTTGGGATTGCGATCTGTCATGATGCTTGCATAGCTAATTGCTATGTTTGTGTCCATAGCACCCTGCTATGTTTTTTCGTGGTAGCGTTTTGCTATGCCAAGGGATACATCCATCAAGGCGATTGCCTCCCGAATAAGCCTGGCGCGGAAAGCGGCCGGATATGAATCCGCTGTTGAGGCGGCCAAGGCGACGCGTATCCACGTGCAGAGCGTCCGCGACCAGGAGGCTGGTCGACGTGGTGCAGACATTGATGCCCTGAATACTTATGCCCGCGTCTACAAGGTCAGTTTTGAATGGCTCGCCCTCGGCGTCGGCGCGATGCACGCCAATGAAAACACCCTGCAGTTCTGGGAAAAACGGCTCGACCCTGATTCGCTGCAGGAAGTCGTCGAATTCGCAAAATTCAAAAGCCGGACCGGCTGAGCCCCTTTTTTTGCCAAAAAAGTAGCAGATTGCTATGGACATGAACATAGCATATCGCTATGTTGCCGCCATCAAAGCTGATGGAGCCCACAATGATTACCCTGCAAGAACGCCTCGCTGGCCATCCTTGGAAAGCGCCTGACCAGATTGCCGCTGAAGCCGGTGCCGCCGCAGCCAACCGTCTGGCCCCGCAAAAACGCATCTACGACGCGGCCCAGTCCAGATACACGGCTGCAGAAATGCTCTGGCGCAACATGAGCGATGCCGAGCGCGCTGCAAATCGTGTCTGGTACGAACAGATCCGCGCCATCTTCGAGCACGTCGCCCACGCCTATCACGGCCCGGTCATCGCTGAACATATCGGCATCGACCTGGGTCGCGTCGCGTAAGCCTTACAAAGTTTCAAACCAAGGACATCCTGAAATGGTGAACTTCCTGACAGCTATAGCATTCGAACGTCACGTCGCTGAAAACGGCGCGGTATTCAAGGGCAACCTCGACCTCCGCGGCTGCACCGGCCTCGCCGCCCTGCCGGACAATCTCAGCGTCGGCGGCTGGCTCTACCTCAGCGGCTGCACCGGCCTCGCCGCCCTGCCGGACAATCTCAGCGTCGGCGATCGTATTACACTGCCCGACCATCTGTGCGGCGAGATGCTGTGGGAAGGCGCGCAGATCCGCGTTGAGAACATTGACGGGATCACCATGGTGATGGACCGCCATATGCCTGCAGACGGCTTCGATATCTGGAAGGCGCGTTATTTCGGCAAGCCGATCGCTGGCATGGAGTCCTGCTTCATCGCCAGGATAGGCGAGCACTACGCCCATGGCGACACGGTGCGCGCCGCGATCGAAGACGCGCGCGAGAAGGTTTTTGCAGGCCAAGGCGCTGCCGATATCGTCGCCGGGATCAAAGCCAGGGGCGAAGTCAGCTTTGCCGAGTTCCGCGCCCTGACCGGCGCGTGCCGCGAAGGTCTCAGGCAGGGCCTGCAGGAGCGGGGGTTGCCGGGCGACACAGAGAGCCTTTCGCTTGCCGAGGCCGTCAGGCTGGCAGCGGGGAACTCGTTCGGGGACCGGTTCATCGGTCTGGTATCCGGTGCAGCGCCGGCGAAAAAAGCTGAAGCTGAGGCGTGAACCATGGGCCAGCCGTCACTCAAATATGCAGTCGGCCTCAATGATGAAGGCGCGATCGTGGCGTCAGCTGTGATCCTGGACGCACTCGCATGCACCGAGGAGGACGCGCAGGCCTTTTGTTATCGCCATTCCCCGGTAGTGCGTGTGCTCGAGCATGCCGACTATGTGCGCCTGGTCGAGACGAAGGGATGGGTCGGGATATGAGCGCAAAGCAAGCCTCTCGTTTGGTCATGACCAGGGAAAAGCTCGACCGCGCAATAGCGTGGCGCGAGCAGGGTAAGTCGTTGGGCTACATATCGATGCGCATCGATATCAACCCCAAGACAATTGATTACCACCTTCGCAAACTGGGCGTGTTTCCAAACGGGTGGGTTCATCGCGGCGACGTGCGGACCAAGCGTTCGTGGGTTGACAAGAATGGCCGCGCCGTCCGCGCTTTTTCCCCGGATGAGGATGCCATTGCGGACCTGACCGGCAGGCCCTGGAACGGTGAAGCCGTGAAGGCAGAAAATTTAGCTGACCGGCAACGCGGCGAGTTCCTGAAACACGGGCGCAGAGAACTGGCGGCCCTGATGGAGTCACCGCTCAGCAGCCATGCGCGGATCCGATGCGCCGAGGCAGGAGACTATATTCCGGTCATGAGCGGGGGCTGGAAATGACGGACAACAGAAAGCGCCTTCGCGCAACACCGCCAAGCCAGGTGAAAGGCTCGCCGATAGTCAGGGCCGTCTTGAGCAAGGACGAATACCGGAAACTGTACGACATGGCGGCGGTCAAGGGCACCTCGATCGCCGAGACGCTGCGCAATTTAATCGATATGGCAGAGGATGCACGATGAGTGACCACGACAGCAAATATTACCGCAAAGAATGGATGTCCGAAGATCAGTGGGATTGCGCCAAGCTTGCGGCGCGCATCTGTGGCGGATTTCACCACATGGGAAAGGTTGCGAATGCCGGGGATGGTGTCTGCTGTGAAATATTCAAGTCCGATATCGCAACCTTTGACTTCGACGAGATGACTCGAATTGTTGTGCTGGCACATGACGCCTGCATCAGAGTTTCGTTTGGGCGTGCCACTAGAAACGCTGAATATGAGGGGAACGAGTACGAGGAACACTACTCGCGTCTGATCCTTCACAAGCGCCAACGCGAAGGCAGCATGACTCAGCGCCACCCAACGCTTGAAGATCACATTGCGCTCATTCGTGGGGTGGCTCCGGACCCTGCAAAGCTGGCTGAGCCAGACATGTTCTGGGACTGCGACGATCCAGAGCAGCCCTACGATAGCATCCAGGAACTGCTGACCGAAATGGATTACGAAGGCGAAGGCCTCGTTGAGGTCCAGCAGGCTATTCAATGCCCGCAGGCCGCGTATCGTTTCAGGTTCATTGAGGTCGAAGACACAGATGATCGTGAAATTGAAATTGAACAAATCCCAGACGACCAATACCGCGAACTGCGGGTTGCACAGCGCGTGGGATATGCTTTTCGGGCCCTGTTTGACGCGCGGGTAAAAAAAGAAGCCGAGCGCCTGCTTGAGGCAGAGGGCAGAGAGAGCCTTAGGATTCGGGCTGACGAGCGGTACGAATACATCCCATACCGCGTGAGGGCGCGCTTCGAACGCGAGGCCCGGGCCGCCCTGCTGGCAACGATTGGAGGTCAGGATGACTGATAGCCAACGCAAGATTCCCGATCACACAAGTTTCATTCATGCCGGCCGCAAGGACTGGCGGGACGGCGGCAAACCGCTCTGCGGGATAGGACCTATGGGCTGGTGCTATCTGGCGCCATCTATCGAAGAATTCTGGAAGAGCGACTATTACCGGCGCTGTCCAAGCTGCGAGGCTCTGACTGAAGTCCGGCAGAAGCTGATCCCCGAAGCAGGTGACCAGGATGACTAAACGGATACGCCACCTTGCCACCGAGCTGGCTGTGAAAGCCGTCACCGAGGACGGCACATTCTGTGGCCCGCGACGTGGAGGCAATATTGCCTTGCAGGTGCGCTTCACCAAAAGCATGAACCCACTCGCTGCGAGCATGCTGCTCACCTTCGAACACCTGCTTTCAGCAGACCGCAAGGAAGCCGACAAGATCCTCGGGCACCTGCGCGCCGCGTACCGACTGGCGAATAAGTCACCGGAGACGATAGACTGATGTCCGCCCGTCCCGTCCTCCTGCAGCGACTCTACAAGGCCCCGCACGCGGCGCTCTATCTCGACATGAGTGTGACCAAGTTCCGCGAGCTGGTCACAGCAGGCAGGATTGCGCCGCCGCGCGAAGATGACGGGCTGGTCCGCTGGGACGTACGGGATCTCGACGCCTATGCCGACGCATTGCCTTACCGTGGGGAAAGCACCCATACTCCACGCGCCGTGAGGGCAATCTGATGGGGCTGGATATGGCAGAACTGCGCAGGCGTTATCCCGGAACACGCTTTGACGTCGACCGGCACGGGAATCCGCGCTGGTACACAATCAACCCAAAGGGCCGCAAGATCCGCATGCGGGCCTTGCCAGGCAGCGACGCGTGGGTCGGGGAGTACCAGGCGATCCGCGCCGGACTCAACACTCCAGCGACGCCGCCAGAGCGCGGCAGCGTCGCCGAACTGATCGCCGCCTACATGTCCAGCCCGGAATGGGAACAGTTCGCACCCAACACCCGCCGGTCGCGCAGCCTGATCCTGAAAAGCATTCGCGCCGACGCCGGAGACCTTAAGGCCTCTGAGGTCACCGCCGCTGACGTGCGCGCGGGTCGCGACAAGCGTCGGGCCACGCCTGCCGCTGCCAATAACCGCATGAAGATGTACTCCGCGCTTTACAGCTGGGGGATCGAGCACGGCTACGCCACTGTCAATCCCGCGAAAGGCGTCAAACGGCTGGCCATGCGCCGTGGCGGGTACCATTCCTGGACCGTCGCCGAATGCCTGAAATATGAAGCGGCCCACCCGGTCGGCACCATGGCGCGCCTGGTCTATGCCCTGGCGCTTTATACCGCGTCGCGCGGGTCTGACATTCACAGGCTCGGGCCGCAACACATCCAGCCCGACGGTTCGATCCGGATCGAACAGCAGAAGACGCTCGAGGTCGTCCACCTGCCGGTCGTGCCGCCGCTGCGGGAAGCCATAGACGCCGTGCCGGGCCAGCACCTGACGTTTTGCGTCAATGCGCTGGGACGGCCATTTACGATCAAGGGCCTGCAGAACAAGTTCCGCGACTGGTGCGACCAGGCGGGCCTGCCGCAGTGCACCCTGCATGGCCTGCGCAAGGCGCTTGCCGCCCGGCTTGCCGATCTGGGACTTGATGTGTTCTCGATCGGCGCCGTGACCGGCCACCGGACGCTCTCGGAGATCCAGCGCTATACCGCCGAACGCGACCAGAAAGCCCTCGCCAAGGCCGCGCTCGAGGGCGCATTCGGGGAACAAAACGTCCCACCCGATTGCCCACCCGATAGAAAAGTGGGCGGAAAGAGCAAAAAAGATGTTTGAAAACAGCGCGATAAAAACCGGGTGGCAGTCCCTAGGGGAGTCCCGGTTTTCAATAAAATCAATGCTCTACGCTGCCCACTTCGGTTCACGTTCACCGTATAGCCTCGGGAACGAACGCAGAAACCGTCCCACTTTTTTGCAGTATAAATCCTGATTTGGAAAGGACCAATTATGAAACCCGATATCTGCATCTACCATGGCAATTGCGCCGATTGGTTCACGGCCGCCTGGGCGGTCTGGAAGCGGTTCGGCGATGAGGTCGAGTACGTGCCCGGCGTGTACGGCGAAAGCCCACCGGACGTGGCCAGTAAGAACGTCGTCATCGTCGATTTTAGCTACAAGCGGCCAGTATTGGAGGAGATGGCAAAGAGTGCCTATTCAATCCTCGTGCTCGATCACCACAAGACGGCAGAATCCGATCTGGTGCAAGGCGGGATTTTCACGGCCATGAGCAAGTGGACTGACCGGTTAGACTGGCCACGCTATGAGGAGAACCTCATGCAGGACGAGATGGAAAACGCCGGGTGCCGCATTTACACGGTGTTTGACATGGAGCGGTCCGGCGCCGGCATTACCTGGGACTTCCTGCACCCGAACGATGCGCGGCCAAACCTCGTTAGGTATGTCGAAGACCGGGATCTCTGGCGTTTTACCCTCGACCAGTCGCGCGAGGTGAGCGCGTTCATCTTTGCGCATGCCTACACGTTCGATAACTGGCAAAAAATTAATGCCATTCTCGAGACAGATCGTACCAATGCGGCTGCTGGCGGCCGCGCAATCGAACTGAAACATCACAAGGACGTGGCCGAGCTGGTGGCGAAGTTGAGGCGCCCGATGGTGATCGGCGGTCAGCTGGTTCCGGTTGCAAACCTTCCCTACACGCTGACCAGTGATGCCGGGCATCTGATGTGCGTTGAGCCGCATGAAGGGTCCCTGGCGCCGTTTGCTGCCTGCTATTGGGATCCGCCGGATGGTCGGGTGTTTTCGCTCAGGTCGGCCGAGGGCGGGTATGACGTTTCCGAAATCGCCAAAGCGTATGGCGGCGGCGGCCACAAGAACGCCGCTGGATTCACCATGCCGATCGGCTGGGAAGGCGATTCAACAGAATGATCGAATAGGCAGACGTCCGGGCTGCCTACGCATTCCCGCCGGACAATCCCCCCAACGAAAAGGAACTTAATATGTACCCCGATGACTTAACAGCTGACCAGATCGCCAAAGATTTCGACCGCAGGGCCGCCTACCGTGTCGGCGGCGAGGCCCAACAAAACGCTCGCCGCGCGCGGCCAACCCTGCCGGAGATATCCGAACAGGCCGAACACATTGCGGGCTTGACCGCTTCCCTGCACGCCAGCTTCACCCGCCTGCGCGATAACCTGGTCGGATCCGAGCCGCGCCTGACTGAAGGGCTCGGCAAGGAATCGGTGCCCGATCACGTGCCGCTTGACCAGCTGCACTCGAGCCAGACTGCTACAGTCCGGACGCTGCACCGGTTGATCGAAATGGTCGACCAAACCCAGGCCGAACTATTCGGCAAGATGTAATCCACCTCTAAACGCAAAAAGCCCGCCAGCTCGACACCAAAGGCGTCATGCTGGCGGGCTCGCTGTTTGACCTTAACTTTACACCCAGGGGGCTGGGGGGGCTGATGGGTCCGGATGCTCGGTACCAATCAAACAGACACCGTTTATATATGGGCCGATTGCGGCAATGCTAGGGCTTTTTCAGGCACCACTCGGCGTACTTCACCGACTCCTCGCTCGCATCATAGATCAGCTGCGCACGCGCCTCGAGGCAACTCGACTTCTTGCAGGCGCCATGCATCTCGATCGCGACTGGCCCGGCCGCGCAATACTTCACGCCGGCGTTAAATCGCGACCAGCCATAATCGAGCCAGCAGACCGCCCAGAGCGCCGCCCAGGTCGACGCCGCGATGAACAGGCCCAGCAGCAGCAGCCGCACGCTCTCGACCACCCAGACCGGCGGCACGATGATCTGAACGGCATTTCCTGACGCTTCCCGGGCGATCTGGTTTGCGAGCGATCGCGTCATAGCCGGCAGATCGGCGCGCTGGGGTCGACGCATTCGCAGTAATAGTCGGTCGCCTTGGCCTCGAGCGCGTCGCGCTTGACCTTCGGCAGGCTGTTGAACACGTCCGCCGGAATAGGCACCGGGCCGGTCAGCGCGCACATCGTGTCGTGCTCGTGCTCCTGGATCGTCGGCGCGACCTCCTTAATCACTGATGACGTATAGCCGGATCGGCTCTGGCAGCTGGTCAGCAGGAGCATCCCCACTATCAGGGCGGCTAGCAATACGATCCGCGCGACTCTCTGCACGCTCGAGGCGTTCATTGGATTCCTCCTTCATTTTGATGACGATCTGGTCGGCCGTTTTTTGCGCCCGCAGCGTTGCCCGCAGCCGTTCGAGTTTGA